AATTTTGTTTGTAACCCTTTGTGTTTAAATATGTTTATTATATCGTTTAATATGTTTTCGTTTTCGTCCCAATCAAGCAAAAATGCATCGTATGTATATAACACTACTTGTGTATTTTTGCCCTTTAGCAACTTAATCACATCTATTAATATACGAACGTTATTTGCGGTCTCCAACCCTTGTAACACATAATTAAAAAGCTTTTGCGGATTCATGTTGTCTAACTTGTCCTTTTTAAGACAATAACCCGAAATTGGCACGATAACTTGCCCTGCGTTATTGAACTCTTCCCATTTATCGTTTATGTACGATCCAATCTTTTTAAAAAATTCCAAATCTTTGTACGCTTCAAATACGCCGCCATACATTTGCTGAAATGTGATTGTTTTGGCTTCTTGGTACGATACGCCATACATTTGGGCAAATGCGTTGTGTATATCGTCATCGCCAAAATCGAAACCAACCAAATTAGCAGCCAAAGCAGGATGATAAGCCGAAATATCAATTTCTACAAATTTAGAGTTTTTAGGTATGAACGATTTTCGGGCACTTGTATTTTTTGGTATTGCTAAAAAGTTAATGCCATTAAAAGTATTACTTGGTCTGCTTGTAGTTGTATCCAAGTTATATTGTGTGTATATCGTATTGTCTTGTATATTACGCGCTGTATTGTAGTTTTCATAGTGTGTCGCGAATGTAGGTTGGTCTATGCGTATTCCTTGAGATTCAACGTAAAAGAAACATTTTATTGTTAAGTCTTTAAAGTCACTAACGGGGGTAAAGTCTTTAATTTGATTATAAATATAAGTACACTTTTCGTAGTGTTTAGAGATAGGAATAAGGCGGTTGGGTGATGGGTGAGATTTGTATAGGTCGAATACGGGGGGGTGTATATACGTAGGAGGGGGGGTGGTGAGTTGGTGTATGTGCTTATATATAAAGTAGTATAAAAATGATTTCTTGTCTAGCACATATATTTTTTCTATTGATTTAAGTGCTGTGCTAACTTCATCTAATGATAGTGATAATGATTCGCTGTGGTTAATACAAAATATGTATCCTTTAGGGTCAGTGAGCGGCTTTACATATATTAAAGATATGTTATTAAGGGCCGGGTGTACAGCATCGTTAAAAGGTATGATTTCGACAAATGCCTCGTTATAACCTCTTAAGCAAAACTGATTTGATTGTTCTTGTGTTTCAACTATATAAAACATAAGTTGAAGATACAGATAAAATTTTGTGTCTCCAAATTATTGGTAATATTTTAAATAGTCTTTTCTTAAAAATTGGGATAATCCTTTAAAACCATTTTGTTCTTCTAATTTGATTATATTTTGGTTAGTAATAGCTACTTTTTCTTTATTGCCACTAATTTGCCAAGGTAATGAGGTAGCATTATATAATTGCCATAAATATTCTCCGTTGTGAGAAGATAAACTCTCAAAAGTTTTTTGATTAATTTCTATAAATTTATAATTATTAACTTGTTTAGCAAAGTATCTTGTAAAGTATCCTACTTGGTAATCTTGAGGGTTAGGATCAGGATAAAAAGGAACAGGTATTTTTCTGCTTGTTGGGGTTTCTTTTAAATTACTTTTATATGCACTTGCTAAGGCAGTAGTATTGAAAGAAGTTCGTATTTCAGTAAAAACTTCTTGTGGAGCTAAAGGATTTAATGGAAGAGTAATGGGTTCGGGGATTATTAACTCTTGTGGATATCTAAAAGCTTGGGGGTCTTTTCCCGCAAAGGTTTGTCCATTTGATAATTTATAGTATGGTCCTGTATATATTGTTAAATCAGATAATCTAATTAATTCTCCATTAGAAAATAAATTAGTTTGAATTTTATTTGCGGGATAATATGGCATTTATTTTTTCTTTCTAATTGAGCTAACACTTAAACTTTCAATTTTAGTAGTCCATTTATTATCTTTTATTGAATGGGAAATACCTTTAATTAAAAAGTCAATTACTCCTCCTTGATCTCCCGAACGATAACTATATGGAAGAATATCTTCAGTAACAGCAAATCGTTCATAATTTACCATACCAGATAAACCAGTCATAGTTAATGATAAATTAAAAGGTATAAAGAAAGGGGCGGGAGCTTTGTTTTCTTTAGCTTGTTCACCTGTTAAATATAAAGATACATCTCGATTTATTGATCTAAAAGATCCAATATCATTTATAGGATAATTTTTATCAGTATAAATAGTTTGAACTAATTTATTTATTTGTTGTAAATTAGTTTTTATTGTTTTTTTAGCCTTGTCACCAGTATCTCCTCCTTCAATCATATCTTTAGATAATTTTGTAGTAATTACTCTATCTACAAATCCTGTGTTTAATCTAGATAGTCCGGTAGCATTTTCCCCAACAATATTTCCATTTGCTTGTGCAGAAATAGTAGCCATAGCAGCCATGTTTGGGGGTAATTGAACTTGAAAATCAACATTAGTAATAAAACTACCTTTAGGTATATCTATAGTTCCAATACCAAATGTTTGAAAAATTGCTATTTCGCTATTTGGTTCGTTATTTAGCCCACTCCCTTCAATAATTTTTAATTCATTTAATTCGGCATCAAAAACTGGTTCTAATTTATTTACATTGCCTAATGCATCATTAATATTATTTAATAAAGAAGTTAAAAATTTAAATAAATTTGTTTTACCATTACTATCTGTATTGTCCGAAACACATTTAGCTGTATAATCAATATTAACAAATATATTCATTAATTTACCTTTATAAGGATCATTATCAATGACATATTTTGCTTTTGCATTTAAGTCTGATAGGATATTCCAACTAATATTTTCATCAAATCCAACAGTTTCTATATCTTCGCAAGTTAAAGTACTAGGTATAACGCATATTTTAGGGTCTGAAGATATTTGGGTGGGATATCTTAAACAGTAGTTATTATCTTTATCGGTATTAATTTTAAATATAGGATTACTATTTTTAGTATTATCATAATATAAAAGATTATTTTGAATCCATTCTAAAAGAAAACCTAGTCTTACATACACGTATTCTAAAAGTAGATTATTCTTTGATGCGTCATCACCCCCTGATGTTTTTAGTGTTAGTTTATAAAGTTCTTCATTATTTGCATTCTTTCCAAGTGCTTCTTGTCTCCAATCATAGAGTTGTAAATTTAATTTAGAAGAATTTTTTGTTAATACTGAAGTTACAGGGGCTAAAGTTTCTTGTTGTTTTGCTTTTTCAGCAGCTGCTTTTGTAGTTTCTACTGCTGCATTAGATGAATCTACAGCTTTAAGTGCGTTTAATGCTTTTTTAAATTGAGTATTAATTTTCGGGACAGATGTTTTAATAATATTAACAACCTCATCTCGATTTTGTTTTGTTGATTCATTTTGTAAACCAAGTAAATTTATATTTTGGATAAGTGCATCAATGCTGTCTGAATTTGTAAGGTTTACTGCTTCTTGAGCACTTTTAGTGTCTAATGGGAATTGTAAATTTACAATTTTTCCTATATCGCCACTAATACCATAATTACTTATATTAAATAAAGTTGCAGCTACAGATACATTTGCTAAACTAATAGGATATCTATTGATATCGTCTCTAAGAGTAGCAAGATCCTTTCCAATAGTGTTACTTTTTTGTAAATTTTCAAGATTTTTTTGGGCAGTTTCTGCGGAATCTTGAGCCTTTTTCGCCTTGTTATCAGCATTTTGTGCATTAGATTGGACTGATTTTCCTTCTGCTATAGTGTTAATTTTAAGAGATTCAATAATATCTCCATAGCCTAGTAAATTTAAATCAATATCATATGATCCATCCGCATTAAATTTCCAAGTAAAATTGGTAACTTTGCCAAGCATAGCATCATAATTATATTTATCATTTTTTCTTTGATCTTTAATTGCTTTAAGTATATCTTCTTGTGTTTTTCCTTCAAAAAAAGGTTTTAAGGGTGTTGTAACAAAATCTATTCGTGGAGTAATAGGATTATTATTATTTTCTAAATTGTTTGATAATATATAATTGTGCCCCCATTCTAGAAGCATTGAGTATCCTATTCTAAAGTATAATACATCAAATATTTGAAGTTGTTCTACCGAATATACTTTAATTTTTACATTAGCTTTTGCTAATGCTCCTCTATTTATAAATGATACATCAGCCGATTCAATAGAGGGCATAGGCACAAAACCTCTAGAACTAATACCTCCCCAACCATAAGCCGCTGTTGTGCTTATAGGATCAAAATTTGTTCCATTGTTATCTACGATACCATATTTAAGTGTAGGATTAAAGGTATCATTTATACCAACTGTTCCTCCGAATAAAACACAAGATTTAGCTAATTTATCTCCAATAAGATTTTCATTAATACCTCTTTTTTTAAGTTGATTTTTACCTTCATCACTATTTTCAATATTGATTGATGATGCTAATCTTAAAAATGAATTGTTATTATTAGAATATAATATATGTTGATCGTTTCTTATACGTGCACCTAAAAATTTTTGTCGTGCCTCTATTTGCGCGATAACTTGGGGATCAAAAGTTTCCCCAGTAATATTTCCATTTCTTGGCATATCATAAACTATTTAATGCATTAAAAAGACTTTGAGCAAGAGACACATTGTACGGAATCCTTATTTCTGTCCCAATAGGAATAAATAAAGAATTTTGAGAAATTACATCAGGATTACCCGATGCTATTATCCACCAAAGATTTACATTTCCATAAAATTGTTGAGCTAATAAATCTAATCTATCTCCTTCTGTAGTATAAGCGTATAGGTCATTAATATCTTTAGGTATTTCAGGATATTTAACACTTCGTTGAATAGGAAATATTTTATTACCTTCATCTTCTGAAAAAGGGATTAGTGAAATATTAGTATATCTGCTACTCATGTTTATTAAACACTTAATGGAGAAATTGAAGCATCTGGTGCAAATGAAAGTGCTGTACTGGGAGAAGAAGATAAAGAATTTTTATAACCACCATTGTTGTTATTAGTAGCAGCATTTCTTCCAAATGTAATAAATGGAGAATTAACATTATTACCACCCCCCTCTGTAACAAATTTATTATTAACTGTTTGAGGTAAAAAGTTATGAATAGGAGTAAATTTAATACTTTTTATTTCTATTAATTTAGGCATAACATAACCATTTTCTTCTTCATCACCATCTATTGTTCTTGCTATATCCCAACCTGCTTCATCAGGTAGATCAAATGTAACTCCGCTAATTATACCAGGTAAATCTGTAATATAATTACCAATAGTTAATTTAAATAAATTACCTCTCATAAATCCTCCTTGAGTATAATCAGGGGCCATTAATGATGCTAAGTAATTTATTTTACTATATACAGAAGATTGTTCATCTTTAGATAATACAGGGATCTGTAGGCTAAAGCTTAAATCTCTAGAAAACCCTTTGTATGAATAAAATTTTTCGCCTCTTCCCATATATTGAACAGAATCCCACTCGGCTCCATAGGCATCTGTTAATCCGGATATGTAGGATCTAAAATGTATGTATGTATTATTTCCAGATCCGTCATTATTAATTTGAACAAAATATAAAGGTACAGTATCTGTTAAATAATTTGAGTTTGGGGTTATTGCTTGATATATAGGACTTGTTGTGATTTTATCTGTTAAAACGCCACTTCTTGCTATTTTAGCAATTTCACGAGTTCTTTTTTTATCAAAAGTAGGTAATTCTCCATAAGTAGCTTCGCGAGAGTTTTGTGGTTTTAAACCAAAAGTAAGTGTATTTTTTACATGCTCTCCAGTAGGTGCTAAGGCGGTATTAGTAACATAGGAAATAGGATTTATAAAAGACCATTTTCTTATATCACTTCCATATAATTTAATGTTCTGAGTGGTTAGTAATGTTTGTTCTTTTGCTAAAAATTGTAATCCTTGTTCTGTGCGTAAAAATTTACTAATACGTTGAGTATCTTGAATTGTTGCCGAAGATACTACTCCTTGTCCTCTAAAAAGAGAATCTATAGTAGTTTTAGGGGAAGGTTGAGTATTTACCGAAGGTAAAGGAGTAGTTATTAATGGTTTATTTTTAGTTCCTACACTTGAAATACCTGCATCTCCCGGGGTTCCAGCTTCCCAAGGAACATTTCGAGGTCCATAAGTGTATCCTTTTCCTCGATAAAACTTAAAAGATCCAGGTTGTGTAAGGAGTGTTACTAAACTCATTATTATCTAGGTGGGTTGTCTTCGTATTTTGATGGAGTTTTTCCGTCTAAATCAAGTTTAGATTGTTTAGCGAATTGTTTTTCTAATCTAGCTTGCTGTTGAGTGTAAATTTTTGGGGTTACTCCGAATAAGCTTAGTGTGCTTTTTTTGATTAAGTTTAAAAGTGCCATAGTGTTTTTGTTTATAAATATTAAAAAATTTAAAATTATTGTTGTTGATAATTAGATAGGGCTAATGTAGTTCCGACTTTATTTCCATCAATCATTACCACACCTTCTTTTCCTAAAATTTGTTGTAATAAAGCTGATACTCTTTGAAGTTCTGCTACTATAGCATTATTATCTCCACCACTACCTTTTTTATTTTTATTAAATAAGTCAGTTCCAGCAATGACGTCATCATTATTGTTTAATTGGATAGCACCTTCAGGACCTAATAAGGTTCTTTTTCCGTATCCACCTTCTGAAAATATGTCGTCTCCTTTATTAATTTTATTTTCTTGGTTTGAAAAGTACAAAGCAGCTGCTGCCCCTGCAGCTAACGCTACACCGGCTGCTACTCCTAAAGTTGCAGCAGACATACCTGTTACTTGAGCAATTGCTTTTAAAGCTTGTGCTGCAGCTTCTCTAATCCCTAATGCTATTCTTCTACCTAATGATATTTCTTCTTTTTTATTAAGACCTTCAATAAATGTTTTAATTCCTTGATATACAAGCATAGCTTTATTCCATCCTTCTTGAGCTAGTTTTATTCCTTTCATGGCAATTAAAAACCCGCCTATTCCAGCTCCTATAATTCCTACTGTTTCTTCCATAGTAGTAAATTCTCCATTTCCTGTTCTTAACTTTTCAATAAGACTTGTAATACTAGTAACTATATTTAGTATAGTGTCTTTAATACTCATTATGGTAGGAGAAATAGCATCCCAAAGACCTTTAATTACTGGTATAGTAATATTGGCTAATTCTGTTAAGAGATTAAATATTGGGGTTACAAGTTCTTTAATAAAACTAAATGTATTTTTAATTCCCTCTGTAACTATCTTAATATTATCAGAATCTGTTAACCATTTTGCTACTCCTTCAAAAATAGGCCCTACAATTTTTCCTAATTCAGTAAATAAGGCATTCATTATAGGCTGAAGTGTGGTGGCTATATTGTTCATAATTGTTTGGAATTTAAAGAACATTTCTCCTATAGGCCCCATAGCTTCTTTACGTGCATTTTCTTGATTTGTTATTGTTTCGGCTAATGATGCTTGGGAAGTCATAGCTGCTACACCTTTATTTTGTGTATCTAATAATTTTTGATTAGTAGCTTCATTTTGTTTTTGTGTAACTAGCATATCGGCCATTTCACTACTACTTAGCCCTAATGCTTTAGCAAGAGCATCTTGTTGTATGCGATTCATTTTACTAAAATCAGCAGCTGTAATATTTTGTTCTGCTAATGCTTCCATCAATGCTTTATTATCATTATTTAAAGCTGCTTCTCTTGCTTTTTCAAGGTTTAAGTCTTTACCTGTTAATAATTCAGCTTCCATTTCAGCAGCTATTGAATCTTCTATATTTAATAATTTATCTGCTATTTCTTCAATTTTAGACATTTCTAAACCTAATTTTTTAGATTGAGCTACGGCAGAAGTAAGAGCAGTTCCTGATCCTTTAAAACTTAAAGCTACACGATTAGAAACTTTAGAAACTCCCTCCATTATGCTTTTCATGCTTACATTTAATTTTAAGCTTTTAATAGATTCTTGTGCTTGATTAGCAATTTCATTTGCTACTGTTCCTGCTTCTTTTCCTGTAAGTTTTGATAAAGTATACATTTTTCCTAGAACTTCTGTGCTTACATTACCATGAACATTGAGTTTCATAAATGTTTTCATGGTTGCATCTCCTAATTGTTCTGTGCCTGATAATTGCCCATATATTGCTTTGGCAGAATTTGTTGCTTGCTCTCGGGTCATACCCATAGCAGCTCCAATACTTCTAGCAGATCCTGCTACTTTTTCTCCGATTTTAGAAGATACTCCTAGTTCTCTAGTTAAATTAGTTGTTTCTGTATTAACTTCTTTCATGTATTCTAAAGCTACTCTTCCTTGTTCTTTAAATTTAGCAAATAAAGAAGTAGCTAATCCTATTAAAGATAAAGGACCTAAAGCAGATTTTAAAGCAACACCAAAGGCAGCAACTCCTACTCTTAATTTGCCAAAAACACTTAATGATTTTTTACCACCATCTGTTAATTCGTAGGTTAAATCTTTTGCTTTTTTTACAGCAGCATCTAGCCCTAAACCTTTAGCTAAATTTCCCATTCCCATTTTATTTAAAAGATTATTAGTTCCTTCTAACATTGAAACAAATAAACTTTGAGATTTAGCTAAATTTTCTTGTCGTCGTAATTGTTCAGCTAAATATTCACTATTTTCTTTTAAAATTTTAGATGTATCACTCAGCAACATATATTCTTTTTCTTCCACTGAAAGATTTTGGATTTGGGTTGCTAATCCTTTTTCTCGAGCATAGATTTGTTGTCCTAATGCATCTGCTTTAGCTTTAGCTCCTATAACACCTAATGTTTCTTGTTTTCTTAAATCTTCTAAAATTTCTTTAGACTTATTTAATCCACTTTCTTGATTTTTAATAAATTGAATTCTTTGTTTACCAATATCACCAATATTTTTTTCAAGATTAAGTTGGGTTCTTGCTATGTCATTTTCTAATTTTTTATTTTTAGCAATATCTTTTTCAACCTTTTTAATAGAATCATATTCAGATGCTAAAGATTTAGTTAAACTAACTGCGTCTTTAGTTAAATTTAAAGCTAATTTATCTTGGGTAAGTTTATTGCTAGATGTTTTGATTAAAAAGGCCATTTTATCTTGAATCTTAGATACAAGATTTATTTGTTCTGCTAGAAGTTTATTAGATTCTTCTATATTCTGTTTTTGAATTTCTTCTTTACTAGCCATTATTAAATTGTAATATATATCATAAATATTAAAGGGTATCAATTTTTTGATACCCTAAAACATTTATTTAGGCAATTTGCTTTTATCAGGATTTGCCCAATCTAAAGAAACTTTATTTGTGGATTTTCCCATAGATTGTTTTTGGGCTTCGTTTTCTTGGTTTATAGAGTTTGAAATAAAATTATAAGTAGTATTTCTTAACCAAATAGGCATATTATAAATAAGATCATAAGAATATCCCCCCCTCCCATAAAATACAATCTCATGAATTAATTTAAATAAATTAACCCTGTATTCTTGCGTCAGGCCAAAAAAACTGAACCTGTACAGGTATAGCGACCTCCTCTTCGCTATTATTTGCTTCATGAACAAAGACTAATTTGATATCTGGGCTTATTGTTTTTAAGTAGCTTCTAAAAGCAGAAGAATCTTTAGCTAACATAAAATTATCTATAAAATCACGGATTGTTTTTTGGTCTGTTTCTCCGTTAATTGAGAGAATTTGATGTTTTAAACGAGTTGATAATTCGGGAGAAGCGTTTTTATTGATTCTTTTTATTCCTTTTATTTCAGCATCAATTGATTTTTCTATTTGGCCTGTAAGTAAGCAAAAGGTTATCTCATTTTTAGAGAATGGAAGAGTATATTTAAGCTCATTAACTCCAGGCTCTATAAGTAAAGATTCATCTAATTCTATAGTGTTAAGTAAAGAAAGATCTACAGTATATTCTTCTCCTTCATATGTAAAGGTATAGTCTTTACCATAACCTAAAACACGAGCCGCTATCATTATAGCATTTTTATCCCCTACTAAAAGATCATCATAATTAAATTTAGGTACTATAAGAGACTGTAGTAATTTGTCTATTACAAGTCCTTGTTTAATATAATTAAGATTAGTTAAAATATCTTCTTCTTTAGCAGTCATGTATTTTAATTCTACAGTGCCATTACGAAGAGGATGATCTTCAGGGTATAATAAACCTTTTGAAGGTAATTCTACAATTTCTGTGGGGAATTTAATTTTATTTTCTTCCATAATTTTTATTTAATGTAACTTTGTTGATTATAAATATTATAAAGGAAAGTTCTTTAATTGGATTCTTTATCCTTTTATAACTTGTTTTGGGGTTAATCTATTTTCTAGTTTATCTAATCGAGAATCGAGTTGTCGATAAACTTCTTGAAATTGTTGGTCTGTGTTTTGATGCATATCATCAATTCTTCGATGTACATTGTTAAATTCATTTTCACAATCTCTTGCTTGTTCTTTTAATGTGTTTATTGTTTTAATTACAATAAATGCAGCTATAACCTCGGCTACCACCAAGACTACAACCATACCTAGTACAAAATAAAATGTTGTCATATTTTTTAATTTAAATTGTTGAATATATTAAAGAACTTTCCCTATAATACATGTATAATATAAAAAAAGAGCTTGGGGTTGCCAAGCTCTTCTTGAAAAATATGTAAGCGTTTTTTAGAAGTTCAATACGCAATAATCAGGTTGGACAACCATTGTAATATTTACAGCAGTGTCAGCGGTATCATAATTATATTCACCAAAATTAGTACTAGTTATAAAAGCTCCCTTGATAATCCATTCAGATATAATATCACCTACAGGACCTAGTACATCAAATCTTAAATCTTTTTTATACATATCAGAATAACCATCACGGCCTGTTACTGATTCGTGGTGTAAACGTACCCACTCCATTACTGCTTGTGCGCCTGAAGGGGTAATAGGATCAAATAATGTGAATGTAATAGGATCCCATTTGGTTATTCCTTTAACATAACGTTGCACATTAATATGATTTAATGTTACTGTTCCTGAATTGAGGGTTACAGCACTTACTCCTTTAATTTGATATGAAGGAATACCATCAATGTACATGATAAATCTATTCGCTTGTTTCGGTTCAAAAGCGGTAAAAAATACTTCGTTTGGATTTAATATTGCCATGTTATTTTATTTTATTATAAATATTCTGTTTTTAAAAATTTATGCAGGGAATGTAGCGCCTGTTGGTAATATGTTGAAATCAAGATAAATAAATTCAGCGGTTTTAGTTGGTTGTAAATAAATCTGACCTACCATTTGATTTCTATCAATTACATCAGCAGTATTATTTGAATCATCCATAATTACTTTAAAGGCATATAAACCTTGACGTTGTTGTACTGTTTCTAAAAATGGATTAACTTGACTTAAAAATGCATTTCTTGTAGCAAGTGTATTTTGTTCAAATACTAAATTTTGTGCTACTTCTGAAATAAAGTTTTTAAGATTAATTAATAATCTACGAACATTTACACGATCAAGGGCGGATGCTTGAGTTTGTAATGTTTTTTGTCCATATACTACTACACCTGTTCCAGGGAATGTTGCAATTGGATTAACTTTATTTTGATATAAAGTATCACGATTAGCTTGGGATAATTTCTTTTCAGCTCTTACTACATTGTTTAAACCACCTCTATTAATACCTGCTGGGGCGAACCAAGGTTCAGCAACAGTATCATTAAACGCATACACACCAGGGATCATTGTTGAAGCAGGTACCCAAACTAATTGACTAGTATTAGGATCAATTGTTTGAACCCAAGGCCAATAGGCAGCAGCGTATGATGTATTTTGATTATTTGCTTGAACAGTTGCTTGTTGGACACTAGAGCCAAAGGGCAATAAATCAACTACATAAATTGCATCTCCTCTGTTTTGAGTATTTACTATTGCAGTACTAATTTGGGTTGATCCTAAAGGGGCAGCAGAAGTAAATAAACCAGGAGTAACTAATACATTATATTGATAATCATCTTGATTAGCTAATAAATTTATCATGCTATTATACGCACTAGCGGAAATACCTTGTATATTAGTACTAGAGGCTGTTATATTACTATAATAGGCAGCTCCTCCTCCTTCAAATAAATTTCCTGTAGAACCTGAAAATGACCCGCTCGCATTAACAGGTATCGATGCAGTAAATTGTGCTTTTGCTATTCCATTATTGTCAAAATAGTATGGTGTTGGGTTATTAACCGCACTTACATAAACATATCTTGATTGGTTGGGATAATCACCAGATATTTCAACTTGATTATCAGTTGAGTTATATGTTCTTTGTTGATTACCTATTACTCTAGCAACATAATTTGGAGCGGTAGGATCCATAGATAAATTAGTCCAAGTTTCTAATACAATAGGATTATTAGTATTATCATTACCTTGTCTAATTAGTAAACTAAATGTACCCGATGATGTATCCGCATTGGTGATTTGCCATCTTATATTGTCTGCTGAGCCACTTAGTAATGAACCGGATGCATCTAAACTAGAGCTACTATTCATTATAGCACCTTGAGAAATAGTTTTTAGTACTAATGTAGGTTGAGTAGTTAATAAAGTACTACCACTAATATCTGTACTAATTGCAGAACTAAATGATCCTGTTTTTACTCTAGCTACTAATAAAGTTTCTCCACCATTTGAAAAGAAATTATAAGCAGCAATTGAGGTAAAGTATGTATAAACTAAACCACCACTAATAAATGTAGTGCCAAATCTATTTTGATAATCACTATATGAAGTAACTATTGTAGGATCTTCAACTGGTCCTTTAACTGTGGGTCCAATGATAGCGGCACTATTTCTAATAGGTCCTTGGGAAATAAAAGAATTGTCGTTTTCTCTTGCTAAAACGCCCGGAGATAATAATGTTTCTGCCATGTTTTTATAGTTTTTTGTTGTCTATAAATATGGTAGAAATTCGTAAAAATTAATTTTCTCTTAAGGAAAGAGTAAATTCTCCTGTTTCAGGATTTACAGAACCAATACCATATTTACTTGTGATATTTTGAACAAATTCTTGTTCTTGTTTTTGAACGTCTTGCAAAAATTGTTCTGCTTTTGTTCTTCTTTGTTCTAAAGAGAATTTAGCTACTTCAATTTGGCCTAATTCTTCAATAATTGTTTGACCATTTCTTTGTAATTCTTGTAATGTAGTTAATTCTTCTTGTGTTAATTTTTGATTTTCCATAAATTTAATTGTTTATTATACATATTATACTTTTTGTTCTCCTATACCATTTACTTCTGTATATTTTTTATCTATTAAACTATATCCTTTTGCTTGAGAAACTAAATTGTTTTTAAAAAATCCTTTAGGCTCATCATACATAATTGAATTAACCCATAAATCAAATACATCCCAAAGAGAATTCAATATAATATTTTTTACTTTATCTATTTTATCCCCAGGAATTAAATAAGAATGGGCTTCTACAAATCTTTTAGCACTTACGTGATCACCAAAATCATTTATCATGTCGTGGTATTTTGAAAAATTAAAAAATGTATAATTATATTTTTCACACAAATCTACAGCATTATATAATTTATTTACAAAATCATCTGCCTCTACGTTTAATACAGCATCACATTCAAAAAATATACAAATATAGTCTTTATCTGAAGGGCAACTCAGAATAGCATCGGTATGTGCTTTATAACACCCATAATGGCCTGGGCTTAGTTTATAATATCCCGGTTCTGGGCTAATATCATCAGGTCTTAAACAATTTTCTTTAGGGGGAGTTTCTGTATAGGGTGTATTTATAATTTGATTATATTCAATGTTTTTATACTGGCCTAATTGACTTATAGATTCAATAGAACGTTTTTCTCTTTCATCTTCAGGTCTTGTTAATAAATGGAATATTTTAATTTTTTTTTCTTTGATTGAAAGTTGCTTATTGATAGATTCTATAACCTGTTCAGGTTTAATTAATTTAGTACATTCAAATTGACGAGGAGTATTTTTATGATCAGGACACCATTCCCAGTCTCCTGCATCTAGTACGTGTCTATTAAAGCAACCTGTACAAGCATTATATTCTAAAGGATAAATTCGTTCACAATCCTGAAATTCAGTATAAGGGTAGCTAAAACCTGATATTAGGATAGTTGGAGTATTTAAAGCCCACGATACCCAACTCAAGCCACTCCCCATTC